ATCCTCGCCGTGTGATATAATGTTTTCTATATATGCTTCCGGATTTGCACCTGCCAATACCAAACTAACTTCCCTTATCTGACCGTGCATAACATTTGGACCGTTTTGTTTTAGCTTATTGGCATATATACTTAATGACGAAATGTCGCCATGCTCAACCAAAGATTTTGCATATTTTGCCGCATCTGTATCATTGAAAGTACAATATGCATATACCCCATCTTCTCTGTTTTCCAATACCGCATGCCCTAAAATGTTTGTAGGGTCATTATGCTGGTGATTCCAGACAAGTGGCACTTTCTGTCCATCATTACCTTTGAATGCATCTTTTCGTATTATTCGACCATCAGAGCATTGAATATTATTTCTTGTAGCCCAGCCACAGAAATCATACTTCATTTAGATTTACCTCCATTATTTTTATAATCTGTTTATTCATATGCTTGTCCATTTTGAACCGTTTGACTAATTGGCGGTTCGTTGTAACCTTTATTGATGTTTGCATTATTAAGCTCATCTGCCTTAGGATCTGAACTTGGTTTCATACCTATTATCTGTCGAACCTCATTAGATGACAGTATTTCATTCCTTGTGAATTTATCTGCCATTTCAGAAATTTCACTAACAGATACTAGCCTGAATGGGTCTTTAAACAATAAAATAGACTGCTTTTGTGTTCGAGCAGTCTTAGTAAGAAATTTTCGTTTCATCTCTTCAGCAATTGCAGTCATTATAGGCTCTATGGTTCTGTTGATATAGTTGAGCATTGTCTTTTCGTCTGCCGTTCCATCCATAATTGTCTGAGTGATACCTAACTGGCTATATAGCATACTCGTCAGGTATTCAATCTGTTTCATTAAGTTGTTCTCTACTGGACGATTCAACTGTGTAATTCTTTCAGTACCATCTGTGTAAGCGATACCGTACTTAGAACTCATTAGTTGTTCTTCTATATCTTTCCTTCTTGATTCCGCTTGAGCTTTCCTCGCTTCCGTTTTAATAATATACGGAAGTTGGATAATCAAGTCCATCTTACCAGACCCACTCTGTTCATCTATACTGTCTAAAAGATTAAGTTTTCTGATCAACCTTTGAAGTGTAGAATTTGGTTCATTCATTATTGAATAGAATGGGTTTTCTATAATTGCTGTAGTAGATTTAGGAACAAAGATATCCTCTTTAATTCCTGTTTTTTCATTGTAAACTCTGACCTTTATGGTTGTTGGATGCCACTCTAATATCTGACCTGTTCTTAAAGAATTGATATCGAAAGAACCATACGACCAAGGACTAACCGTAGTGTCTACAGGTACTATTGCCACACATCCCTCATCCAGCATACTCATAACTGCATCTTGTATAAGTGCTCTTCCTGTCTGGTCGACATTTGCAGATAAAGTCAAACATTCGTTTAGACCAGAATCTATAGTTGAAATATATCTATTATTATCATCTAACCTTACGTGATTTATATCGATGTTAGATGCATCAACCGCAATGCGATTATACACTGAAGTTATTATAGATTTTTCATTTCCCCTAGATAATCTTGGTCTGTCAGGTCTGTAAGTATCTCCTCTACCGAAACTCCACTCATTTGTCGGGTCTCTGTTTAAAAATGCATTCCAAGCCCTTTTTAGCCTTGAACCTATTGATATCTCCATTTTGAATTATTCTCCTTTATAACAAAAAAGAGCTAGCATTTAGCTTAACTCTTTAAAGATAGATTATTTATTTTTAGAAGTAGATAATATCTTATTAAGTACATTATCTGTAATAACTTCATCTGGATGTATTTTTGAATACTCCATTATAGGTTTCATTATTTCCTCACTCTCTAACATTTGACTACATATCAGAGCTCTTGCATTTCCTTGTGTTCTTAGAAAAACCTCTACAAATGGTATCATAGTTAATAATTTATATGTTTTATTTTTCATATATACTCCTTCAAGCTATTTTTAATAATTATAATACTCATTTAAGATTTCTGCATCTGAAAGTTTAGTTTTTGGATGTTCTTTTTTATAAATTTCTAATACTTTATTTCGCTGCTTACTGTCTCTATAAGAATTTAATCTATCGACAGCAACTTTTCCAGTAATAGCAAATGCCGCTGTTTCTGCTGTCGCTTTAGTTACTTGTTTAATAGTATTTTTAATTGCGAACTTTTTATAGTTATCCCTTATTTCACTAACAGACAATGCACGTAAACTATTCGCTTTTACATTATTGACTGCGTTAAAAGCAATCATCGGGTTTCTTGCTCCATATCCGCTAAGATACTTATCATTTATATCAACTATTGCATTGTAACCTTTGGATGACAGTCTATCATAAAATGCTTTATTAACATTAACATTATGATGCGGTAGTGATAAATTCAATGCCTTATATACATCAGAATTGATACGCCCCTTTTTAATAGCTTCAACACCTTTACGCATAACTCTCATTTGTTTATCATTAGAATTTACCGCATTCATTGAAGAATTAATGTTTTCGAGATGAGATCTTAAATCATTGACGTATTTTCTATCATTAGATGCTATCTCTTTTAGGGTTTTAACCGCCGATTTTTCGGATGCAACTTTTATAGCATTTTCAACCCTATACGTTTTTTCAAACACATTAGCATTATTTCGCTTAAGAGCTGCACCATACATTCCTCTGTATGCTGTATTGTCACCACGATTCATTGAAAAATAAAACGCATCTCTCACTGCCATTGTACTGCTAGGAGAAATTCTTTGTATTACTTTGTCCGAATGTATTACTTTATCCACATTCTTATCATAGTATTTATATCCGCCATATGCAATAGCCGCAGTTATAGCTATAGCTGCCACTGCCTTGACCGCTTTTTCTGTTTTTTCTCTTTTGTAGGCTGCAATAGCTGCCTCTTGAACATTCATACCCTTTCTAAGGTATTCTTGTTGAAGTTTTTCTCTTCTCTTGCTTATTTTTGTTTCATTATTAAGTTTTTCTTTTATAAGCTCATCTTTGAGTTTTCTCTTTGCATATCTTTTAGCTTCTAAACTTTTATTGTATACGGCAGTATTATTTTCTGAAGCTTTTTTATAATATTCTTTGCGAGCTTCTTTTGATTTGTGGTTGGCAATATTATATTTGTTTTTAGCGGTTTCTATATCAACATCATATCGTTTTTTTCCTGATTTAGTTAAAGAACCATCTTCATTTTGAAATCTCCTAATACCCCAACGCTGACCACGAATACCGTGATGGTATAAGTATAAATCTCTCATCTATTCAAATACCTCTCTGTTGCATTATCAAGAAATGATATTGCTTTATCCATTGTGGTGTTAAGTTTTGATGTTACAACTGATGCAGTAGTAGCCGGTATTTCTCTCTGTATTCTTTCTCTATTATATTTGCTATACAGTTTAGCAACCGTTTTTGGAGACGGTTCCAATACTGCTGATGCTCTAACAGAAGAAACATCAAATACAATTACAGGCTGTTTTGCTTTATAACTCGAGTAAACCTTATCATTGTAATCTAGCAAGGCGTTATACCCTTTTTGTTTCATTGCGCCATAGAATTTATCTTGGACTCTTACGCTTGTAGGGTCGTGATATGTTAAAGATAAATTAAGCGCCTTATAAACTGTGAGCTTTTCTCCTTCTTTTAGTTCTTTATCTTTATCTAATAATTTTAAAGAATTCTTAAGAAGTTCTTGCTGAGCCGGTCTTCTCATTTGAGTTTTTGACTGCTGTATTGCTGTACGTAAATCGCTTTTAAAATCTTTATCAGTTAAAAGCTTATTTGTAATATCGCTTGCGTTCTCATCACTTGGCATCTTTAGCTTTTTAGTAGCTTCGATCTTTACTTGGTATACTTTTGTATTTGTTTCACCATTATCGGATGAATCCGAATCGTATTTAGCTCTTTTTATAAGGTTATTACCGAATAGTCCGAGATATTTGTTCTTGTCGTCCTGCAAATGGGTTGCATAAAATGCAAACTTTTCAAACTCCGGACTTGTTTGTATTCTAGAAAACTCTGTTCCTTTTTTTAGAATTAAATCGGTTCTTTGTTTTCCATTTATAACATAAGGTAATGATTTTGATAATCTGTTTAGTTTGGAAACATTTCCTTTGTCATCCGACGAATTCATACGTCTCTTACCCATAGGTGTCAAACTTCCATCGGTGTATTGGTATCTCCTAATACCCCAATGCTGACCTTTAACGCCATGATGCATTATTATATCGTTCACACTATTCAAATACCTCCTTATTCGCTTTATATGCTATGTATGCATCCATCAATGCGGCAACAGCATCTATTTTTTGCTCGTGTCTTTTTTTCATTAATTTTCTATTCCCGTTTGTATCTTCAAGAGTAATACAATTACCCATTGCGAAACACATCAATTCTTCATCGAATAACAACATTCTCTCCTCGGATAATTTTTTAAGTTCTCCAAGAGGAACTGATTCAGTCTTAGCTCCCTGAATAACTTTTTCTATTCCGAATGGCCCATTCTCTCTTTCCCATCGTTCAACAAATTCTCTTGCATTATACGGGTCGAAGCCGAAAGCTCTGACATCATAACCTAGCTTAATTATGTGGTCGTCTAGGTCTTCATATACCTGCATCATATCGAGAACAGTGCCATCTAAAACTATCAAACTACCTTCATCCATAAATTGGTCGTATTTTAGTCGCATAGCTCCGGGAAGTTTCATTAAAGTAAGAGATGATATATAGTTCCTTGTTTTTACACCAAAATATCCATTACTTAAAGGAAATAAAAATGTAAACGAACAAAAATCATCACCTTGAGATAAATCTGCACCCATAGCACACGGCATCTTCCAATAATCTCTTTTCTTATGAGGTATGGTCTCCTCATATGTGAAGAAATATGTATAACCTTCCATAGGTATTCCAAATCTTTTCGCTAGAATATCGTTCCTTGAGGCTGGCGCTTTTTCTGCTCTCTCCACATCAAGTTGATAAGTTTCATACTTAACTGTTTTACCTAGATTAGGATTTGCCTTTAACCACATTTCAGGGTTTCCAACTTCGTCGATACTATCTAATTTGTAATACCATATGGATACGTGAGGATTTATATATTCTCCTTTGAGTATATCCATAAGCTCCATTTTGATTGTATCGCCACTTCCGTTTCTAACAGTTCCTTCAGAACTCATTGCAATAATTAGATAATCATCTACTTTAGATGCTCCTTGCTCAAGCGCTCCTATGACATCTTCTCGTATATCACCAGACAACCACTCATCGACGGTTGCTACTTTGGCTCTTAATCCTTGAAGTTTGTTTATGCTCATAGGCCTAATTTCTAGTAAAGAACCTGTTAAAAAATTTTCGACTCCTTTTTTGGTAGATGCAAGTTTCATACGATTTGCCTTAGAACCTGTGGTGTTTTGCAGCGAGCCTTCGGTTAAAAACTTATATAACGGTCCTCTCGCCCTTGTGATGGCTGTTCGAATAGGGCTCATAACCTCTTCTGATTGTTTCATAGTTGGAGCTGTTGTGATTTGATGGGTGGTACTTGTATCAACATTAAGAAAATAATTTTGTATACAACTGCCATACATTGACTTTGCTGCTCCTCTTGCCACTATCAAATATTGTTTATTAACCAAACGTTGTTTAACTCTTCTATTAACATATCGTCCGCCGTGCCCATCTTTATTTGGTTCGTATATGCTTCGTTCAACGAAATAATACCATCCAAATATTTGTTCTGCCCATATCTTGAATGTGTCTAATAAAACTAAATCCGCACCATCCGTCAGGGTTAATTCATTTTCACAATATTTAACAAATCCTTCAACTGCTTTATCATCATAATAAACTCCCGGATTATTTATCAGGTCATCTATCCTATTCATTTCCATTGCTATCTCTTTACATACCGGTATATCACCTCTCATTACTGCATTTCTAAATTCACCATAATATTTTGGTGTCGCTGTATTAGATAATGACATAAAACCTCCATTTATTTTATTTATTTTGTATGGTATACTTACCTAAAAGGAGACAAAATATGAATAACTCTATTGATATAAAGCCTATGGATATGTCCATTGATAAAACCAAATATGAAAAACTAGACATTGGCAGAAACGAAATAATCAAGATTGTAGAACCGTTTATACGACAATTACCAGATATAATACTAGATAAAGCGTATACTTTTACGTTGCCAAACAGTATGTCTGAATTGCTTAATGACATCACAGACAGTAGACATCTGCTTGTAAACTTAATAAATTCTGATGGTGCTAGCAATATACTTTCTTTAGTTAAACTTCATCCTAGTATAATGCTGTTTTCTGCTTTAGCTATAGCGTCTATCAAGATGGTTATAAAAGACCTTGACACTAAACTAAGTATCATCAGCACAAAACTAGATAAAATTTTGGAGTTTCTATACGGTGACAAAAAAGCAGAAATTATTGCTGAAATGCAATTTATTCGCTATGCATATACTAACTTCGAAAGCATCTTTAAAAATGAAACGCATAGACTTGCAACTCTTACAAACATACAAGCGTCTAAACGAATTGCTATGAAAAATATAGAATTTTATTTGGCAGATTTAGATACTTATAGTAATAAAAACACTAAGAACGATAATGAATTTAAAAAATTATCCAACGACATTCTTAGCATTAAAGATAGTCTTGAACTCTCAGTTGAGTTGTTTTTCAGTAGTAGTGTACTTGAAATATACTATTCTGATAACCATGATAAAAACTATATAGAAAATACCATAGCCGAAGTAAACTCCTATCTTGAGGAGTGCCATAGACGAAACCTAAAAGACATAGCTTTGATGGCTGGAAAATGGGAAGCTGTTTTTAACAAAGACAATAAAGGACTACCTGTTCCTTTACCAAAGCCAAAGCAGTATACTCCTAATCCATTCAATGATGTTGTAGAGTCCACATCACGAAGAGAGACAATCAACATAAGCAAGAAAATCTTAGATAACATACGAAATCCTATCAGAGAATACATTGTCACCGAGAACGGTGAAGTGTATATTCCGAAGCAATAAAAAACAGAGCGACTTTATAGTTGCTCTGAATGCTGATTTTTTATGCGATATTAGATTTATTAAGTGTGTTTATATCTATTTCATGAACATCTCCAGATTCAACGCATTCTGCATAATCTATAATGCTCATTACATAAACTTCGCCAGTATTCCTATCTACCGCCATTTCTCCACAGTCTGGATGCTCTTTTATCCCAAACACATATGCATCTTTAGTATATGCACAATTTATAATTTTATCATCTGGATTTTTTCTTATATGTTTATTCATTATTTCATAGGCTTGCCTAGCTGTAACCATATTATTACCCTCCATCAATCATTATCAAATATGATTTTATTATACACTTCTGTTTTAGCATCTTCCACATCTATTTTTGCAAATTCAATTTCTTTTGATGTATCAATAAATTTAAAATATTTTGATGCATCTAATAATGGTACTTTTGACTGAGCGTCTACAAATTGTACTTTCCCATCTTTTATTTTCCAATTAAATGCGTGTCCCGCTTCTACATTTGCCCTTGTAAACTTGCTATTCCAACTAACACCAATTACTCCGACGTCTCCCTCATCATATCTTTTCAATATATTCTTAGTTGCTCTTTCTAAATTCTTGGAAGGTTCGCTATCTGGAGTAAATGTTTTAACTCTGGTTGTATTAAAATTGGTTTCGATAAAATCACTTAAGTTACTATTCATTGTTCTCGGACCAGTTTTAACATCATATCCTTTAGACCTGAAACAATAACATAGAGAGCATTCTTTGCAGTTATTGGTATATCCTCCCGGGTTGACAGCCTTAAGATTATCAATCTGTTTAACACTACCCTTGAGTCTTGGTAACTTCATTGTCAACTCACTTACTCCATTGAGGTTGGCATTTTGAAGTTTTGTCTTTCCAATTTTAGATATAGCTTTATCAACTTCAGACTTTCCTTTAGGTCTTTTGACTCCAGCTTTATTTCTGTCTTTCCTAACACCCCATCTCATTCCAAGAACGCCGTGATGTTGTAAGTATGGGTTGCTCATTATCTTCCAGCAACACCTTTTACAGTTCCATACAATCCTGCTGCCGCACCAGCAATAGTTAGAACTGTACCAACGGTATCAAGAACATCCATTGCCGAAATTTTACCGGCGTTAGTTCTTTCTGCACTTAATGTGCTGAACTGCTTTTCAAGGTTCATTCTATTTATAGCATCCTGCAATTCTTTATTGGACATCTGCTCTGCGGTTTTTTTGTGTTTGCTTATGCTCTTGTTTCTTGCAAATTTTGATGCCTCATTATTTATTGTTTTGGTATTGTTTATCATAGATGACACATCATTCACGTTAGTGTTTCTTGCGAATCTTCTTAATCTGCTAGGTTCACCTGATGAACCGGAGTTATTATCTCTTCTAACACCCCATCTCATTCCAAGAACTCCGTGGTGCTGTAAGTATAGGTTATTCATTTTTCTCCTTTCTAATAATTATCTACTACATATAATCTCCATTCAAGTTCGCTTATGATTTTATTTATAGACTCTATTGCCGCTGAACTTGCTGGAGGGTCAAATAATAATTTTACTCTTAAATACACAAACGATTTAACAGACTCGATATCTTTATCTTTTATAAATTCTGACCATACTTCATTCTTCCCAGTTATCCTGAATGTGGTTTTAGGTCCAACCCCCATTTGATTAAGGATTGTAAATATGGAATTTATATGAATGATTATATCTTGGTCAAAAGCTTCGTAGTCTTCTGTCATACCTAAGAGCTTCTTGATTGATGTGAGTATACTTTCTTCCATAATCCTCCTCATTGTTTCCAAGGACAAGTATCATTAGGAACTCTATTTTGTATATTATTTGATAATTTATACCCATAGTGTATTGCATTGTGGGTTGATAAAATTGTTGTGATTAGATTTTCTGAATCAAAGATAATTGGGTTTCTATTCTTTATATCTTCGATAGTTATTGGATTGATATGATGTACTAATGGTGAAATAAATATTTCGTGACCGTCTATCCCCAAATCACACCCGTTATCTCTTGCTATTATCTCATTCCTGATTTTTTTCCAATCACTACTCTTATACAATAATTGATTTAGGTACCTATCATACCCAAAAGTCTCGGTACCGACTATACCGTCTAATTTAAGATATTCAAATCGTTCTTCAAAAGTTTTAAATGATACCAACTCGCTATAGCATCTAGAATATGTCGTCATTCCTTCCTCCATAATCTTTCATAGCTTCCATTGCTTCTGTGTATAATTCCTCTATACGTTTTGTAGACTGCAATGCCTCTGTCTTTGCTGCTATCAGTTCTTTTTGTTTCTCTAAAATCTCCTTTTCTATCTTCTCTTTAGTCGAGCCAAGTTTTAAATAATGAGTAATAACTTGTGAGGACGCTGTTCCTTCTCGTAGTTGTTGCTCAGCAAGGTCGACGGCTAAAGCTATCATCTGATTTTCTCTAGCTTCCGGATTCATTGCGGGCGGACATCTCTTTTTAACTGAGTCTTTATCTTTTTTCTTAGTCATTAGTTCTCCTTTACAATCGTTTCTCTTAACTTTTCTAGTAGTTACATTACACTTTTATTAGATAGACAGAACACCCAAAGAATAAAGGCGGAGATTTTTTATTCTTTGAAGACTATTTACACAGTTAAGGTTATACTTTTTACAAAATATACTATTTAATATAGACCTCTACTCCTTAGATGCTCTATCTATCTATTAAAAGTGTATAGACAACACTAAAAATATACCCCCGGAGAAAATATAAAGAGAGCCGCGATTTCAGAGGGGGTGTAATTTTGGCGACCCCCTCCCCTATACAGGAATATCTATTCTTTTATTACTTTTTTATAGATATTCATAAAGTCATACTTAATTATTTCATCTATAGCCCTTTCTATTTCAGCATTTTCTTCCTGTTCAGACATATCATCTGTCGTTTTTGCTATTCTATCTAAGTAACCACAGCTATTGTAACCTTTCTCTGTGTCGTATAAGAACCATTTATTGAATTCTTCAAAGACATCAAAAGGATTATCGACTGTTGTTAGTCTTGCTTCTCTCATTATGGTCCTTTCTATTTCAAATACTTAGACACTGTGCCTGTACTTGAGCCAATACTATCTGCTATTTCCCTTATTGTGTAACCACTATTCTGCATAGCTTGTATCTTGTTTACTTTTGCCTCGCTTAACTCTTTGTTTTCCCTAGGCATTGCTCGCTCTCTAAGATTATCAGCATCAGTGTTGTTGAGTATCTTATGCAATACATTCTCTGTTATCGCACCAGCTTGTATGGCATCCCATTCTTTATCGGTTATCTGTATCTTTGTCTTA